TAGGCCTGCTGATCGTATTTCGTTTCCCTCTCTTCTGTGGTCGCAACATAGCAGCTGTATATGCTCCGCTGTGTTGTAGGTACAGCATGAATGAAGATTGGAAAACCCTGCCCCACGTGAGTGGGGAACTATCCTAGAATGGGGCGCGCATAGCTCATAGTGCCCACCCTGGTCCTTGGTAAGGTTGATGGACCCTGAGCAAACAGTAAACAACCGGACCTTTGGGAACGGCGCGGCCGGCGAGAATGGCGGACATACTGAGTAAACAGTAAATCCCTAGGGCAGGAGCCCGACCCGCTACGTGCCGCGGGGATAAACACGCATTGTTGACAGAGAGAGCGTTGATACCTGTCATTAAACAACGTCGTTGCCCGACTGGCCCCCGCTAGGGGCTACCTTCCACTAACTACAATCATGGCTACAACTACACAGAACACAGATTACACTCTTGCTGGCATTGCTAAACACTTTGACGCTAACGTCGCTTCTGGGCCCTCCGTCTCGCAAGGCCCGTGGCAACCTGAGAGTGAACTCGATGAGCTACATGTGGAGTTGGGAGCGGTGAATGGTGTTGTCAACGAGGTGATCAGCAGCACCGTGTCCCGTGTCAAGGGATGGTTTTTCAAGAGCAGGATCCCGGCGGCCCATCAGCGCGAGGCCAAGGAACTGCAGTTCAAGTTTGATACCGTCTGTGACACGCTTGAGGAGCGCTTCGAGGAGGAACGCGATGCTGAAGGGAAGGTCAAGGTGAGGAAGCCGAGAAGGGATAACGCTGACTGGTGGGTCGCGTATTCCGTGATGGCCCGCGGTAAGTTCCAGTCCCCATCCAACACTGTTGGCATGCGCCGTACTATCCACAAGTGGATTTACGAGCACATGGAGGCTGACAAGGTCCGGAAGTTGGACATTTCACGCGTTGTGCATCGTGCAACGGAGTGGGTGTACCATGCAACGGAGGGAGAATTGGCAGCAGTCAAGGACAGGAACACCGTGGCGATGGTCGAACGGGAGAAGGCCTTCGAAACTCCGTGGTGGTCGTACTGGTGGGGCGTTTCGCGACGCTCCGTCGGTAGCGACTAGGGAGGCCCAGTGGCCGTACCTGGCAGGGACACCGAGGATTCCTTGGCTCCCAACCCTGCCGGTTTGGAAGTACGGTACATATTGGGAGCTCCAACGCGCACTCGGCACACGTATATGGTCGGTGAGGGCATGTCCCCACCCCGAGAAGTCTACGCGTTTAATTCGACCATAGTTAATTTGCTCAAGGCGGTTAAAGAGAGAGTGTTTTACGTCAAGGTGGATGGTGAGTTCACCTCGCCTCCCAAACCCGGTTCGAGACCTGCTTTCGCCATGTCTCGGGCCGCGGCGCGGAAGGCGGGGACCTGTGGCATCTGCACTGAGGAATTTGCATTCGCGTGCATTGGTACTCAGTTGCCGTGTGGCCACACCTACCACCATGGTTGCATCGTTCCATGGGTAGAGGAGTGTAGGTCTCACGACCGCACGCCTAGCTGCCCAACGTGCAGAGACACTCGAGTTGAGGAACATTTGGAAAAGGATGATTCTGAAACGATTTACGACCGCCGCTTGGGAGCCATCCAGAAGCGCATTTTGGAACTTTGTCCGCGCATTTCCCCGTTGGAACGAGAGGAGTTTCCTCTTCAGTACACGGGCAAAAAGAGGGCAGTGTACCAGAATGCCGTGGAAAGCCTGTATGTCAGGGGCATTTCACGCAAGGACGGTGAGCTCAGTAACTTCACGAAGACTGAGCGAACCACCAAGCAAGGGGCTGTACCGAGGAATATTTCACCTCGCGACCCTCGGTACAACGTTGAGGTAGGTAGGGTTATCAAACCTTCGGAGGCTATCCTACTCAACGGAATTGCGAAGTTACTTGGATCCAAGACTGTGATGAAGGGCATGAACGCATCGCAGATTGGAGAGGAGTTCCGTCGTAAGTGGGAGCGGATGGGTGGTGATGGACGTGCTGCTGCAGTGGGCCTGGATGCTTCCAGGTTTGACCAGCACGTTTCCCGTCAGGCGCTGGAGTGGGAGCACAAGTTCTATAAGGGCTTGCTCACAAGCCCGAAGGACCGAGCCTGGTTGAGTCGCTTGCTTAAGTGGCAGATCCAGAATAAGGCCTTTGGGCGATGCGCAGATGGCTGGTTGAGGTACGAGATTGAAGGCACAAGGTGCTCTGGCGATATGAACACTGGGCTTGGCAATTGTTTGATTGCTTGCTCTTTGTTGATCGCTTACTGTACTGAGCGTAATGTGCCGTTCGAGTTGGCCAACAATGGTGACGATTGCGTCATCTTTTGTGACAAGAAGCATCTCGAACGTTTCTCGGAAGGACTAGATCACTGGTTCAAGGAGATGGGTTTCAACATGGTGGTTGAGGAGCCTGTTTACGAGTTGGAGAAAGTGGTTTTCTGTCAGTCGCAGCCTGTCTTTGACGGCTTCTCCTGGACTATGGTCCGGGATCCAAGAAGCTGCATTGCTAAGGATTGTGTCAGTTTGAAGCCATGGAACAACCGTAAGGAGTACGAGGCCTGGATTAAGTGTGTTGGGCTATCGGGAACATCCCTTGCTGGGGGCATACCGGTGCTTGATGCTTTTTACAGGTCCTTCACTCGCGCGGGCCGCGACACCAAACCTCTTTCTTTGAGAGACCCAACGTTGCACGGTGGACTGTTCTGGCAGTCCAAGGGGATGCATCGACGCGAGTTGGCCATATCTGAGACCGCCAGGTACTCATTTTGGCGCGCGTTCGACATCACACCTGACGAGCAGCGATGCATTGAAGACGAATACAATGCGACCACCCCATACTACCAGAAAGTTCGCAAGGACTGGGAGTTTTTACCCGTCCAAGAACACCTCCTTCTTACGTGAGCCCATTTGGGCAGTACCGGCCTGACCGGTTTAACAACTTACATCTAGAAGGCCACTAGACATCAAATCAGCAATTGGGTTGGGGAGTGTAGAACAGCCAAAACTGTGAAACCTTCGGGTGGACGCAAAACTTCAGTGCTAAGGGGCAACCCGGAATGCCAAGAGACTGCACGGCTGTGCGTTCTTGTAATGTTCTCTCCGATGTACAGTCCTGTTGTGGTGGCAGGATCCAATACACACCACTCAAACTATCATTCAAACTGTCTAACATTTGTTGTTTGGATTTTAGTTAATCTGGGGTTGCTCCCAGTCTCTACGGAGTAAATCTACCGATCAGCTGGTATAGGCGGCGCGCAAAACACCTGCGTAGAGTCAAAG